CTGGAAAGATCGGCAAAAGCGTTGGAAAAGTCCGACGACTACCGGCATAAAGAGCTGGCAAGATTGATGAGAAATAAGGTCAAACAATTAAATAAGAAATACAATGTACAAAAATGAGATCTTAAATAGCGATTGTGATGTCCGCAAGAATGCGGCAGGGAATCCCAAGTTCAAAGAAGTTTTTAACCGATAAGAATAAAAGCGATGAAGACTAGACATAATTTCAACAAAGACCTAAGAATGGACTTGGCATGCAGCAGAAACGACTATTTCAGACCTGTATTTTCATATATCCATTTTAAAGATGGTTACGCTTATGCATGCGATACACATATCTTGGTAAAAAACAAGTTATCCGAATGTTCCACATTCACCGATGAAGAAATAGAAAAGCTCGATGGTAAGTTTATAGGCTCAAAAGCCTACAAGTCTATCCTCTCTTACGATATGGTACAAGTTACGGACATGGGGTTTGAATGTATATTGTATGACAATCAAAAAGTTATATACCCATTCTCCGAAGTCTATAAATACCCTGAAATGGAGAATGTAATTTCAGAACATCTAAAAGAGAGCACAGAAGGAATCACAAAGTTACGGATAGATCCTTCGTTCTTCTCCAAGATCGAAAAAGCTCTATTCAATTTTGAGTACGCATATATGCAGCTTTCGGAAGGCAATAAATCTTTGCTCGTTAAAAGCAAAGACAGCGATAGTATCGGAATCATTATGCTAAAATCAATATAGATTAAATACGAATCATTATGTTTTACGAAATCAAACTGAAAGTAGAAAAAGAGAACAGCAAAGGAGAGATGAAAGAAGTCATCGAACACTTCATCACCGATGTAGTACTGTTCGCCGAGGCCGAGAAAAAAGGACTTGAACAGTACAACGGAAATTGCGATGTAATCTCTATCACCCGCTCGAAAGTTGTCGAGATAGTCAACGAGAAGGAAGAAGACAAGCCCTTCTACAAAGCCACGTTGATAGACATATTCATCGATGACAACGGCAATGAAAAGGAAACGAAGTACTACAACCTCGTTTGCGCCAAAGACATCACCGAAGCCAACCGCCTTATGCAAGAACACATGAGACAAGGTCTTAACGACATGCGGCTGGACGGAATTGTGAAAACCAAAATCATAGACCTGATATAATGAGAACGATCATAACTATATTTATTTGGTTCATACTATTCATGGCCGGTATCACAGCGTCATTGACAATGATTTCTACTCCTAGCACAGTAGAAAACATATTAGGTTGTATCCTCTTTTGCTTCATACTATCCATTTCAATAAAGACCAATTGTTTAACATCAATCAAATTAAAAAAGAAACATGAAAAGTAAATTCATTATCGGCTTGATAGCCGTTTTCACATCGATGTCGATGACCTCTTGTTACGAGCGAGTAGATGCCGGATACGAAGGCATTAAAGTCAATCTTTATGGAGATTCCAAAGGCGTTGACAATGTAGCATTGGTTACCGGTGCAGTATGGTATAATCCGATAACCACAGCTGTTTATGAATATCCTACATTTGTCCAGACAGTAGATTATGAACCGTTCACTATCAATGCCAAAGACGGTTCATCATTTTCTGTCGATCCGACCATTTCCTTGAAGATAGTAGACGGAAAAGCCGCACAAGTATTCGTGAAATATAGAAAAGACAATTTAGACGACATAATCAATACGACCCTATATAACTATGTAAAGAACGCATTTCGAATACAGTTAAATGCCTATACTACCGACGAGCTGGTCAGCAAACGGGAAGAGTTTGAGAAGGCCATAGAAGACAGACTGTCCAAAGAGTTGCTCGCAGAGAATTTCCAGCTCGAACAAATGACATCCGGCTTACAATATCCACCGAGTTTGGTTGCCGCCATAGATGCCAAAAACAAGGCTGTACAAGATGCTTTGAAAATAGAAAATGAAGTAAAAGCAGTAGAAGCAGCGGCAAAGAAAAAGGTTGCCGAAGCGAAAGGACAGGCAGACGCATTGAAAATAAAAGGAGATGCCGAGGCTGAATATAACCGAAAAATATCAGCCTCTTTATCCACTCTGATAATACAGCAGAATATGATAGAGAAGTGGAACGGGAATCTACCGACAGTTACCGGTGGTGGTTCAATGATATTCGACATGAATAAATTCATAAAATAAGACATAATGTGAGACATTCCCCGCAAGCCGAGCCGGGTACGTGGTCGAGCACCATACGGAGAAAGGAACTGCGGGGAGAAATTAGCCATAAGTGTTTTAGGTGGTATCGGCAGTGTCGGAATTGGTATACGATAAAGTGTAGCTCTTATAGATAGGTTGGCAATGGCACAGCTTGTAGAGGCGTAGCCGTAAAATAAAAATTACCGCTTGACAATTCTCCTCCGAGTTTAGGCATACGAAAGTATCGCACGGTGAGCGCAACCTCACAAATTAAAACTACTAAGTGAAAGTCTTAGAAAAACTCCTATCATGCGGGTTCGAGTCCCGCCTGCCGAACAAAAAGAGAAAGATACAATATAATGGAAGAACAGGCCACATACAACAGAAAAATAAAATACGATGTAGTGATAGGGATAGACCCCGACGTTGAGCGCAGCGGCTACTCCGTATTGGACACAAGGAAAATGAAAATGGAGATGAGTGTTTGCCCATTCCCCTTGTTGGTAGAGGGCATAAAAAAACTTCATGAGCACTGCAAGAAAAACGATGAACGAGTGGCGGTATATGTCGAGGCAGGTTGGAAGAACAAATCAAACTGGCATTTGTCACCGAAAGACACACGGGCGAGCGCAGCCAAGAAAGGCGAGCATGTAGGTCGCAACCAAGAGACCGGTCGCAAGATAGTCGAAATGCTGAGGCATTACGGAATACAAGTCATGGAGCAATCCCCATTGCGCAAGTGCTGGCAAGGGAAAGACGGCAAGATCACCCATGAAGAATTGAAGCGGTTGTGCCAGATGAGCGGGATAGAGTTTAACATACCCCGCAGTAACCAAGAAGAAAGGGACTCTGCCCTGCTCGCTATCACCTGCTCCGGATTGCCCATTAAATACAAAGTCGTTGAATCAAACTTTAATAAGTGATATGGACTTGAAAGAATTAAGAGAGCGACAAAGCTGGACCCTGCGCCAAAAGATAGACCACAGCCTCGGTGTGATAGACCAATTCGTATCACGTCTAAACGGTCAGGTTTACGTTGGGTTCAGTGGCGGAAAGGACAGTACCGTGTTACTTGATTTATGCCGTATCGTCAAACCCGATATAAAGGCTGTTTTCTGCAATACGGGCAATGAATATCCCGATATAGTAAGGTTCGTCCGAGAGCTTAAAAACACAGAAGGATATGACATTGAAATTATATATCCAACATTAAAGCCAGCACAGGTATTTGAAAAATACGGATTCCCACTTATCAGTAAATCAACATCTGCTATAATAGGTAAGGTGAGAAAAAAACCAGACGGCAAAGTTTTTGAAAATTTTGTAGTAAAACGTCATAGTATATTTAAGTTGGCGAAGAAATGGATGTTTTTGATTGACGAAAAGTTTGATGTAAGCGAAAAATGCTGTAATCAATTAAAGAAAAAGCCATTTCATGAATATCATATAACAAGCGGGTTGTTTCCAATAAGCGGAGAAATGGCATCTGAAAGCATTCAGCGTCAGATGAAATACTTACAAGCTGGTGGTTGTAATCAATTTGACGATACAACCAATTCAAAGCCTCTATCAATTTGGCTTGAAGATGACATTTGGGCATACATAAGAGAGAGGGGATTGAAAATTGCAGATATATACCATAAAGGGGCAAAACGAACAGGCTGTATGTTCTGCGGATATGGTTGCCAATTCAAAGACGACAACCGGCTTCAACTTTGCTATGAGTTGTACCCCAAGATGTACAATCACTTCATGAACTATACGAACAACGGCGTTACTTATCGAGAAGCGATGAGAAAGGTATTAGCTGTAAATGGGCTGTTTCTCCCCGATGAAAAGCCAAAAACACTTTTCGATTGAAATGAGAATCTAAAATAAACAAATGATATGACAGCAGAAGAATTTATAAAATCGGTAAGCGTAGAAGATTGCGCAGGCGGGCATATATACCGTAGAGTTTCAGAAGATAATGCCTTAAAAGCTATTGAGATGACGAGACGCGAAAAAGCGCAGACATTTGTCGGTATGCAGGGCTGGATATGTCCTAAGTGCGGTAGGGTTTATTCGCCAATGACATCTATGTGCACATATTGCCACAACGAAAACATCATAAATTCACCTTCTTGCATAGGTTGAATTTCAGGGAATAATCTTGAAAAATCAAATCTTAATCAGTTATGAATAATCTTGTATTCAAAGGTCAGAACAACCAAGCACTGACAAACAGTTTGTTGGTCGCTGAAAAGTTCGGGAAAGAACATAGGCATGTATTGGATGCAATTTATAATCTATTTGTTTCGGCCGAAAATTCGGCTCAAACTAATAATCAACAACTTACAAAAATGTTCGCATTGGTTGAGTACGATGTGCCTTTAAACAACGGTACAGGTGCAGTACGCAAAGCCCCTATGTATGTTATGAATCGTGACGGCTTCACTTTGCTGGCTATGGGCTTCACCGGCGAAAAGGCTCTCAAATTCAAACTCGATTACATCAACGCTTTTAACCAAATGGAGGAAACAATAAAAAGCGGAGGACACCACGTCCCCGGCTCTTTCCGTGAAGCCCTCCTGTTGGCCGCCGAACAACAAGCCCGAATAGAAGAACAGCAGAAGATGATAG